AGGTGTTTAGCTTTGGGACTGGTCTTGCCAATTTTCTAGAGTGTTAGATTTGCATACATTTTAGTCTATATTGGTACTTGCATAGTTCCGTATGGTATGTTACGTTATACGTAGTAAGTTAATCAATAGATTGACAAAGTACGAGAGGAAACAAAAAAATGGCAATGAGCAAAAAGCACTATGAGAGTATCGCAAAGCAGATTAACAAAACTCTGCAACAATACTCAGATGTTACGGGAATTAGATTAGACGCGGGTGTGGACGATTTCGATCCACATACCGAGGCGGCGCGGGTTGTAGATCGTTTAGTGGACAATTTAATAACAGTCTTTGAAATCGATAATGATCGCTTTGATAAAAACCAATTCCGATCAGCTATTCAAAATACTTGGTATTCGTTTAGTAGGATAGATCAGAAATATGATGATGATAGGCGTGACATCTAAGGAATTCGCTAGGCTATCAGATCCTGGATCTGATAGCCTGTCGAATATCTTAAGAAATAAGATATCGGAATAAGAGAGGAAACAGAAAATGTTGAAAATAGAAACCACGCAGAATTTTAAACTAAAGGTAATGCAATTAGAAACTTTAGCTAGTGATCACGAGAGGTTCAGATGTAAGAGAGGAAAGTTTCAGGCACCTGAAACATGCTCAACATGCTTAGCATACGTGCAAGCTTTAAGCATACTGAATTCATAACGAACCAAAGAGCACCAAAACGAGAGGACTTGCATATAAGCGGAACTAGTAGTATGGTAATTATAGAAAAGTGGAACTAAGTGAAAGTTGAGAGGAAACAAAAGTGGAAAACAAAAAAGTATTCGTAGGATACGCAGGGTTCAGATTTAACGATCCACATACTCATGCAATAGGCACGAATAAAGAAGAGGTAGAAAAGTTTTTAATAGATAGCATGAAAACTTTTGCGGACGAAGTCTCAGACTGTTGCGAATCTGATCACATATTTGCACTAGAGTCGCCATGTATAAATGAATGCTTTGATTTAGGTAACGATCAGTCTATGTGGGTAGATGAAGAAACTAATCAGGATCATATCGGCTCGGCAATGAATGACGAAGCAGTTATCAAGCTCGGAATCCTAGATGAGATCTGTATCACTTCGGATATCGTGCGACACAACGGAACAATTAACCTAGTAGCTAGCTATGAGCCGTTTACTGCTGACGGCTTTAATAATCCAGACTCAGTAGAAGTACGCATGGGATATATGGATTACTCATTCGATACAGCTACAGGATTAATTGTTTATGACCTATTAGACGAGATAGATCGCGAGCATGTAGTCACTTACACAGTAAATGACAACTTTCAAATCGTACACATTAGTTAAGAGAGGAAACTAACAATGGAAAACATAAACAGCACACGAGATTTGATTAAGAGATACAACGAACTACATCCTGGCAAGCATTGGTTCGATGAGGACACTATGGACTTTTTCAATACAGAAATCGAATACGTACAGAGCGACGGGTTTTTTATAACTTCCGAGCGAATGGAGTTAGAAGATCCTAAACGCTATTCAATTAGGCAACTAACAGATAAGCCTGAACAAGTGATAACGCATGGAGAGTTTTGCGGATTCGATAGACAAACCGTAATGGATGTATTAACAACCGCAGAAAAAATAGTCATAAAAAAGGGTCGGTACTTTGGATTAGATAATCCAATAGGTGACGCATTAGTAGCAGTAATATCACAACACTATTGGGATAAGTACGAGCGGTCAGGATGGGCCGATGAACATAAAGTCCTGGCCCATAAGTGGCAGGATAAATTTGCAGAAACTGAGGCGCATAACCTAGCGATAGATGATCCGAAACGTGCGGAAAAATTTAAGCAAAATAGATTAAACAAATTTGAAAACGGAATTGAGGTGCGCTAGTGATATCAGTTATCGATACATACACTAATGATAACGGCGAGCTAATGGATTACCCACAGACATTTCACAAAAAATGTTTTAAGAAATGGAACCGTTTAGATTACACACTCGGCGAGACCAGACGATTCAATGGATTAAGATTCGAGTTCGATAGACATATCCTGGATGGAGACTGGCGCTATGAATACGAATCATTCGATGATAATGAGTGCGCCACATGTGATGAATGCAACAGGCGATTAAAAAGGTATAGCGATGATTGCAATTGCGATCACTGTATAGATGAGAGGAACTAAAGATGATTGCATTGATACTGATACCAATAATAGGACTGGCCTTAATAGGATTAGTCTCAGAATTTATACGAAATGATTTAGAAATAAGAGAGGGAACTAACAATGAGTCATAACGGACACGATACACAACAAGAATTGCAATACGAGAATGAACAAGAGGAGCAGCTTGAGAGGGTACGAATACTACAAAATAGGATTACTTTTCTCGGGAGCTTACCGTTTCACCTTGTCGCCTCGCGTCACGATACATTTGGTTCAGAGTTGCGAGAGTGGAGAGAGGAAATACGAGAGGGTATAGAGGACTTACTGGTTCATATTGGAGAGGGGAAATAACAATGGCAGTATGCGTAGACTGTGCACAGTTGATGAGCGATTGCCACTGCGACGATCACTTTATGATTACGTGTCCCAATTGTGAGGACGATTACAACGGAGAATTGGAGAAGGGATGTCCCGAATGCGACGCTAATGCTTTAGTGCATGAGTTATATGACATAAAAGAAATAGAAAAGGAGCGGTAGATGGTAAATCAAGAGGTATGGATTAGCGCAAGTGAGGCTTCGCGACGTGCAGTAATAAGAAAAGAAAAGCTACTCGAACTACTTAATGGTGGTCAGATAGCAGCAGTTAAAACGGAGGGAGGGCGATGGCAAATACCCGTGTTGGCTTTTGAAACGTGGCTTACTAATCGTGAGTTCGATTTAAACCAACGCGCAGTAGAGGAGGCACGCATAAGGCGAGAGGGAACAGAGGCACTAGCCCCTGGCATAGTGAGAGGGAACTAATGACTGAACCGAAAGTTATGTTTAAAAAGTTGACCGTTTGGTACGTGTCATTTGATGAAACTGAGAAGGATGTGAACTCAAACATAGACTGGATAGTACAACAAGCGGACCAAACAGAACTGCGAGTAGCAGATTATCACATAGAGGAGTGGAACAATGACTGACGAATTGAGCGAGAACGATAAGATAGGCGCAGTACTATTCGAGTACGATGGTATATATTCAGGGCTTAGGTTAAAAATGACCTACTACCCTAGATATTCTGACACGTGGGAAACTAGCCCTGATGATCCTGACCCGCATACACAAAATATACGTAGGCTTATCGAGCAAGTAGACGCGCTAGATAAAAACTTATCGAAGTATCTTACCCATGCAAGACAAGACACTCAAGTAACGCAGCAACAGCAGGTGCAGCAGGACTATAACAACGTGCCCGCACAGCAACAGGCACCGTATGTGGCACCACCACAGCAGCAACAGCAGGTACAGCAGCCTCAGCAGCAGCAGGGAGGCCATATGGTGCAGGAGGCGGTCAACTTGGGTGGTCAAGTGCTATGCCCAACGCATGGCAAGTCCTCACCTAGTAAGTTTGGAGTACCTGGCTCGGTGTATTGCACTGCGCAAGACCCTAACACTGCTAAGGGATACTGCGAGTGGAAGTGGAGTCCTCAACAGTGATAGACCCTAATGTATGGGAGGGGTGGGGCGACTCATCCCTCTTACGGGATGAAATATCTAAGCGCAGGGCAAGGCTTGCCCATCTTGGCAGAATGGCAAGGTACGAGTATCAGTGCGGAAGATGTTATAACTACGTGTGGTTTGATGCGGATGATAGCGGGCTAGAGTACATGGCAGGCACAAGGGATATTAACCCTTGCTATGCTGTACAACCAGTGCTCGAGCAGCCTGTAGTGCAACAACCTGCACCCGTACAGCAGCCGACAGTAGAACCAAGTAAGTATTGGTGGAAGGAGACCACATGGAATACGCAAGAGCAGGAGAAAAATTAACCTACTCATATTCACTAGACCAAACAGACTCGCTAGATTTTATTGCAGATAATATCAGACTAGAAAAGACAGGTGTTCACGCAGAAGTTGCAGTAAAAATAAATGACAAGGTGTTGCTAGGTTCAGATGTATTTAACTTAAGCAGGCTTGACCCAAGACAACGACTAGCCAACAGGGTATTGAGTCAGTTGAACGGCAACGGCACGCCGCTACTGGATAAAGGGCACATCAATAACCTAATGGATGAGTTCTGTTTAGGACTCTGGGATGAGTACTCTAAGGATTCACTAGCAGAAATGCTCAATGTGGATGGGGAATTGACTACACCAGACTTCATAGTACCGCCATTTATACTAGGTAATGGGGCAGGAACCATCATCTATGGGGAACCTGGCAAGGGTAAATCATGGCTAGGACTGCTTATAGCACAGTCAATCTCGACTAATACCACTAAGATTTGGAACGTAGCACCCGATAAACGGTGCCTATTTGTCAACTTAGAGAGGGATGAGGAGGGCATGAGGCGCAGAATACGGGCAGTCAACAGGTCACTAGGGCTGCCTGTGAACCAACCCATGCTCATGATTAACCGTAAAGGGTGGACTCTCGAGCGTGTAATGAACAGTATTGAGCGCAGTATTAGAGAGTTCGAGATAGATATTATCATCCTAGACAGTATCAGTAGGGCAGGAATTGGTCTTACTAATGATGAGGACGCTAACAAAATAATGGACACTCTTAATGGGTTTGGGGTGAGTTGGATTGGAATAGCTCACAGTCCTAAAGGGAACACCGAGACCCTATTCGGTTCTCAGATGTTCTATGCCTCAGCAGATGTAGTGTGCCAACTGGACACGCAAGAGAGGTTTGAGGAAAACAAATTAGGAATCAGCATACAAATCACTAAGGCGAATGACATCCCTAAAACACACATGCCCCTCTACGCTATCGAGTTCGATCAGTTTGGAATGATGGATGTACGGGAGGCTATGGAGATGGAGTTCCCCGACCTGTCAGAGTTCGCACTAAGTCATGCTGAAAAAATTAGAGAGTACCTCAAGGTTCATGGTGAGGGTGACGCAGCTAGTATTGCTCAAGCAGTTGGAGTACACAGGAGTACCGTGAGTGGCATCCTGGCTAACAATAATTGGTTCGAGTTTATAAATACAGGAGGTAGAAGTAAAAATTATAAGCTCACATCAATACCAGAGTCCACGTTCTAAGCGGTTCCTAATGAACTGTTGTTGCGGGAAAAGGGCTTCTCAACAGTTGTTGTCCTATAGGATCTATATATCACAACAACAACAACATACGTAACGTAGCGTACATCGTACATACGCTTGTTGTTATTCGCTCTCTAGTCTACGACTAGGCTTTAACAACAAGTAAGAAGGAGAGGAAGAATGAAACGTACACCTTTAAAGAGAGGCGTTACCCAAATGAAAAGGGGTGGTGCCTTGAGACCAAGAAGTAAAAAAAGGCAGGAGGTATACGCCCGTAAAGGTGGGCGGCGTGACTTCGTAGCAGCCTACCTGCGTGAACACCCGAAGTGTGAAGCTCACATCTCAGTGCATTGTCAGGGGCAGGCAGTGGATGTACATGAGAAACTTGCACGCTCACAGGGAGGGAACATCCTACCTACTGAGGATGGATCAACAGATAATTTTTTAGGGTGCTGCCGCAATTGTCACTCCTGGATTGGAGACCATCCCAACCAAGCACGACTAGCAGGCCTACGTTATAGCAGGTATCACAAGTCAGAGGAGGGTGATTGATATGGACAAAAGGAAAATAACAGAGGAAGCTCTTGAGGATATAAACCCTGACGCTTTATTTATGGACGGGTTTGATGAGTGTATCGCAGGGATCGGGGCTGTGCAGTATGACGTAGCGGTAGTCGCTTACGACTTAAAGGGCATCATTAAACATCTAGAGGATGAAGGAATGAGTGAGGTAGAGGCGTGGGAATACTTTGGGTTTAACATCCAGGGTGCCTATGTTGGCGAGAATACACCTATATTACTGCAACGAGTGGAGGATCTGTAATGGGATATTACAAACAACAACAAATAATTGAGGAGTCAGAGTTCGTGCCTGAGAGAGAAATAGAGTCACAAGGTAAAACTTTGTTAGAGGTTTTTAGCGGGCAAGATGTCCATAAAAGAAATGCTAACAATAGAAGTAGAGGGAAGGTGTATGAACGGAAAGTAGCAGCAGCTATAGGCGGGGTGCGTAACCTGGATAAGAGGTATCAGCACCTTGATGTACACAACGACACGACTTGCTACGAAGTGAAATCGACTCAGGCAAAGGTGCCTCAGTGGATTGACTCAGCAATGCAGCAGTGTGAGAAGGCGAGTGCGGAGAGTGGGTACGAGATGGGAGGGATTATAAAGGTGTGGACGCAGGGGAAGGCTCGAGCTTTCCTGATTAAAGAAATAGACCTGACGGTATATAACTGGGAAGGTCTTGAGGATGACGCAGTAATAATAAAAGAGGACTGATTCGGAACCTACCTAATCCTACCAGGAACTATATTTGACAATAGTGTACCAATATGTTACAATAGGTGTATCGAAACAGTATTCGATAGAAAAAGAGGAAGCGGAATGGAAGCGGTGAGCAGAGAGTTAGACATGGATCGTTTGAGGGAGTGTGTGAATACCTGGAACCCAACTATGTGGTACTCCCCAACAATAAAGGTACTCACATCGGAAGATGGTGAGAATACAGAAGCAGTTGGTAAGTGGTATCTGACCTGTAAAGATAAAGAAGCTGATGTAGAAGTATGGCTTAGTGGGATGGTCACATTTACACACGGCACTGAGGAGCCATACCCAATGCACCGAATACATGTAAGGGGCGTGGAGATAGCGTTTGTACATGAGTATGTTGAGGGCGTAAACCCCTGGGATGAGTGCGAATATATTGAGGATTGGGAATCATTTGCCCAAGCTAATGAATGGGCAGCAGAAAACATAGCGGAAATCCTGGAAAGTGAATACCGAAAAAATAAATTAGAGAGGGAATAAATGAGGAAAACAACGACTAAAGATATCATTATTAAGTACATACAATCACAGCACCCACGCCCCGTGGCAGGGTACGAACTGGTGAACCAACCAACATCATACGGTTGGCTAGGTTCATCAGCAGATAGGAAGGCGCGAGAACTAGCCGCAATTGGTTTACTCTCTCGGCAGTACGCAACAGAGGACGGGGTGCAGTATGTGTACTATACAATCACTAATCCTGAACCAGATAAAAGACAGGGTAGGTTATTTGGATGAAGATCACTAACAGACTAGGGCTACCGCAGCCCATAGTAGAAGTCCTATCAAGAGACAACTATAGCAAGGGCGGTGCTGACTTCAGTGTGACTGAGCTAATAGATAGCCCACGTCAAAAGGCACTGACGAGCAGACACATGGATGAAATCACTGTGGACTGCATAGATCTCATCTATCAATTCGATGGCAAGGCAGTGCACTCTATCCTGGAGGGAGCAGAAGTCTCACCAGAGGTAGGTATTATTGAGGAGCGCCTATCTGTAGAGGTAGGGCTTTACACAGTGTCGGGTGCCATCGACTACTACGATGTGAAGCGTGGAGTCATACAGGATTACAAGCGTGTATCCACATGGGAAGTAGTCATGGGCATTAAGGAGGAGCGATACAGGCAGTTAAATTTATATGCACACCTAGCTCGAGCTAATGGATGGGTGGTAAACGGCCTTGAGATCGTCTATTTGTTTAGGGATTGGTCGGAAGCACGCTCACTACGCGAGAAGGATTACCCACCAGACAGGGCTATGAGGGTGGAGATTCCCCTCTGGTCTAACAAAGAGACCGAACAATACCTTAGGGAACGAGTAGATGGACACTCACGCACACGAATGCAATCAGATGCTGACCTACCACACTGCACACCTGAGGAGCGGTGGCTAGATGAAACCACCTACGCTGTAATGCGTGATGGACGCAAGACTGCAGTGCGAGCAACGAATGATAAGGGAGCTAAGTTCCTATCCAGGGGTGAGGCACAGCGATGGGTTCAGAACAATAATAGTGCAGGGTTGTATGTTGAGGAACGATTAGGCGAGCCGCGCAGGTGCTTAAAGTTCTGTAATGTCGCCCCGTTCTGTAACCAGTGGGGAGGATAATGATGGACACTTGTTCACACTATTGGATCGTCCCATCACCAGAAACAGATAGTAAGATTAAGACCTGTCGTGTATGTAAAGAGGTTAAGGACTTCTCGTCGCTTGTAGTTGATGAGTTCACATTACCAAGAAAGCCGAGCAAACATCTTATGTACGGATACAAGGGTGGCAGGCCTAAAGGGAGCAAGAAATCATGACATCACCACCTAAAACACCACTGACTTCACTCGCAATGGCGCAGATTATCCATAACGATGATATGAATGAGTCAGAAATAGCAGAACTTCTATTAGAATGGCGTAGAGATATCGAACGCCATTGGGATTATAAAAGTATTGGGGTGGCATTTTAGCTAGTGCGGGGAATCGGAGAGGAAACGCCGACAATACCCCACACTAGCTACTAAAATAATAATTCGCGAAAGTTTAAAAACGAATTACTATTTAATTGCTATACAATAGCATAGTAATTTAATACAGAGTGCGAGCGAGTGATATATGGATTTATCAAACGTCAAGCTATCACTGGGAATAGTAGTTGCTATAATTGTCCAGGCTTTCGGAATAATCTGGTACGTCGCACAGCTTGACTCCACAGTTGGAAGCCTTACTAGCACTGTAGATGTTATTCAGGAAGAACAAACCACAGTTGATGTCGCAGTGTTGCAGAATGACATCGAAGCACTCAAGGATAAGATCGCCATGACTCAGGAAATGGCTCGCATGTACACTGTAGGTAAGGCATTTGATGCGTCTGACCTAGAGGAAGCCATTGAGGATCTTGAAGATCGGGTTGATGACCTGGAGGATGACTGATGGACGAAGAAAAGAAAAAGCCTTCATTTTTTAAAAGAGTATTTACGATCCCTAATATGACGCTTCCTCGTATTAGGATTCGTATTCCCAATTGGCGCACACCAGAAGTGAATATGAGTCTGCCCTCCGTTGGAGGTTGGTCTCCACCTAGATTACATATTGCTTCTTTACGTGGTTTGCGCGTGGTCGGTGGGGTGTGGCGCGTTTCGGCAATTGGTTTCGGCGTGGGATTAATTGCCACCGCTATTGCGATACTGTCAGCAGTTAGCGGACTAAGTGCCGCCCCCACCTGGCCTTCACCTGCGTTGTATAACGCGAGTCTCGTTGAGCCTGACCATAGCATTCAGGTAGGACAGGACTGGTCAGATTTCTTTACCGACCAAACTCCTGCAGAGGTACGTGAGCTACAGACCATGACCTTACAACTTAATATGTCAGGCGCACGCGCTGCTGATATTACGATTGATGGCTTGAATATCGGTAAGGCTTCTGGGCTAACTGACGCTATTCAAATTATCGGAGCCACAGGCAAGTGGCTTGAATGCGATGAGATAATAATTTCAAACGTAGTTGCTACAGCTTTGTCACTAGAGAACAGTGAGATATACGAGCTAGTTTTGACTAACAATATAGCTGACGGGTTAAGCGTGTCACCCACATTAGACAATGCAGTCTTGGACATAGTCGTGCAGTCCACCAGAGGTACGGTTAGTGTACCTGCCGTCTCCAATGGTGATTACGATAGGATTATTCTGTCAACCATCACTGCAAGCTCACAATGCAGGACGCTTACGCTGTCCAACATAAAGGCGTTTGGCGCAGGATTGAACCTAGATAATATTAAGGCGGGTAAGCTGACTATCCAGTCCAGTGTCATAGGATCAGGGTCAGGTATCAACTCTGCGGACTTTGTCATCACAGCGTCTACAAAGGTGCAATCATTCACGAGCACTGGTAACGTGGAACGACCTGTAAAAGTTCAATAATGCGTAAGGCTATTCTGGCAGGCGTGATTCTCACAGGCTTTCTCCTGTCCCCTGCACTCATCCCTGCAGAGTACGTAGTGTCCTATAATCCAGTTCAACTGCCCACTCCCGTGATATTGATTTCCCCACAATCGCCTCCAGACGCTGGTATAGGGGCTATACCCGTACCAAATACGACTCAACACACACCTGAATACATTAAACAGACAGATTTTCTCTCTGAGTGGGACTTACGGGTAATCCTGGCTCAGACCAGTTGGCGTTCTTACATCACTGCGCAGATGATGGAGATAGAGGACGGGTCGTGGATACATGACGATAGGCCATTCCACTTTCTGTATGCACTCATGTTATGCGAGTCAGGCGGCAAGGCTGACGCAGTAGGGGACATAGACTTGGGCGTATCGCTAGGAATCTACCAAATAAACATATCCTATTGGCCAAAGCTACATCGGCAGTATAATTTACTAGACCCTGCAGACAACGCACAGGCAGCATATGTTGTCTGGAAAGCAATGGGGTTTGAGGCTTGGAGTTGTTATGGCGGAGAACCTGTACCAATACAAAGTATCAGTCGCTAGAATTGTTGACGGTGACACCGTTGATGTGGACGTAGACTTAGGCTTCGGCGTATGGCTACGCAACGAACGCATAAGACTGGCAGGCGTAGACACACCAGAGAAAAGAACTCGAGACCCCATCGAGAAAAAGGCAGGCGTTAAAGCAAGTGAGTTCACAGCCAAGATGCTGACAGGGGCTGATGAGATAATCCTGGTGAGCCACGAAAAAGGCAAAGGAAAGTACGGGCGCATACTCGGCACCCTCATGTGTGACGGGATGTCCCTGAACGATGCGCTGATTAGCTCAGGCAACGCCAAAGAGTATTGGGGCGGGAAGAAAACCTAAGACTTTTTCTTGTCAGTTTTCTTTTTTGCAACAGGCTTTTTAGTCTCAGCTTCTTTTGCTGCGGCTTCCTCAGTGGCTTGAGCCTCTGACTCCGATGCAAGCGTAGCTTCTGCTACTGCCTTTACGTTTAAACTTCGTTCCATTCTATCCATTATTTCTTACCCTTCTTAGTAGATACAAACCTACCCTTAGAATCTCTCTTTAGTGTAACCAGTCCTGCTGTATCGTCACCCATGCCCATACGTGCTGCGGCCTGCCCTTTAATGACAGAAAGCCCTGCAGCTAGAGCCGATGTGATGATCATAGTTAGTGTATCTATGTCAAAGCCATCAGCCATGTTAGATGCGATAGCTAAAGAAATACCCGTTTGAACTGCAGTGCTCACTGCACGCTCAAGGGTGTCCTTCATTTGCTCAGATAACATATTAATACCTCTTTTTCTTGTTCTTAACTTTCACTCCTGCACGCTTGGCTGCTTTCGTTGCAGCCATTTTACCTTTAGGTGTGTACGAGTAGTGTTTTGTTTTGCCACCTGTCTTAACTGTTGGCATTAAATCTCTCCAGACTCTATTGCGTTTCGTTCTTCTAATAATTCTATACGAGTTTCAAGATCATCAATACGTTTTTCTAGTACGCTGTCAGTAGTATTGACTTCAGTCGCTGGCTCACTTCCATTAATCATATCCAGCAATGTGTCTTTACTCCATGCAGGTCCTGGGTCATTAGCTCTACTTACGCCGTCAGTCTCGTTGTGACCAATGACCGTTTGGTCATTAGCTTCTAAACCTAATTCGCCAAGTATCCACTTATGTACCTGAACGGATGCTTCCATCATTGCGTCAGGCCAACCATCCTCATAGATAAAGTCACAGCCATATTCAGGTTCAACACTAAATCCCTCATGCTCAATACCTACTGTGTACTTATTTGGGTTGTTCCCTATTGGCATAGAGTCCCATGTGACTTTTGCAATCCGCCCTGCGTGCCATGCTGGTGAGTAGATACTCACAGTCTGAGTGATGTTGCCATCACGGTCGATAATAAAGTGTGCTGATTTCTCCATGCTGTTATTGGTAGCCCATTCAATCATAGTTCGGGCATACCCCTGCATGATGTGGTTAATTACTGCCACAGGTTCCATTGTTTCAGGAGGTACGTCAGCGTAGCCATACATCGTGGTGCCGATGTGATCTACGTCAGGCATCCATCCTCGTGCGCCGTTGTATGTAGACGGCATTTAGGACTTCTTCATTCCCATAAGAGTCTTAGCTAATGAGGCTTGCTTCCTTTTGCGTTTAGAAAACTTTGAAGGGTTGTCCGTTACCTTATTTGCAAACGCCTTAGTGCTCATGCCCGCCTTCTCAGCCGAACTTCTAAATGCCCCTGGACGTTTGATTGCCTTCTGAATCCACTTCTGATCTCTACTGCTATTTGCCATGATTAACCTACCTTCGTAAATATAATATGTGTTTGTGCTTTTAATGTAGCAGTGGCAGCCCCTGATAATCTTGCGAACTGAAACTGAAATGTACCTGCAGTAACTCCATTTACTATAGTGCCATCAAAAGTTGTGCCAACTATATTTGGATTAAGTCCATCAAGTCCCCATATACCACCAATAGAAACAGGAATATTTATCGTCGCACTCCCACCAATATTCCATGTAGGATCGCCTGTATGTGACCATGTGGCTTGACAACCAGCAGGACCCGTAAACCCTATTTTGAAATTCGCACTCGGATCTGCATCGTACATAACATACGCATGGAATGCCCATATTTCGCTAGCACCAATAGAAAATGACATACCTGCAACATCAGCGAGTACATCTGTACTAGAAGTCTCATCAGCAGCGAGTCTTGCAAGGCGAGTAGAAGTAAGCGCCTCAGTGCTTGTAATGTTTCCATCACTATCTACCTTGAACTTACTAACTCCACCTGAGTCTTGGATGTCAAAGAAGTTAACTCCTGCTGCGTCACCAATACGCATAATGATATTGTTATTGTCGGTTGCCCACAGCATCGGCACGAAGTCCCTTGAGCCTTCTAATACTTCCTTGTATTGATTTAAATTTGCTGTTGTAGCGACACTACCTGCAGTAACAGATGTAATGCCTGAATATGTTGCGCCCATAATAACTCCTTATGTAGTATACCTCTGTCCGCGATTCCATGATCCCGTATCCCAAGAAAACAGTGGTGTTGTTATTGTACTAGGAACTAACTCACTTAAAGAAATATTAAATATCTCATAGTCACTTGACTGTCCTCGTTGTGTACCTAGTGATTGAATGTCCTGTACTTTAACTACATAGTTCTGTCCGTCACGATCATAAAATGTCATCTGCTTAGCAGGTGATTCAAACAAAAAGTTGCGCTGACGTATAGCTCCATCACGCTGTTTCCCTCCTCCACGTAGCTGCAGATCATCTGATACTACAACTTGTAAATTCCACATTTTAAGGCGCTCTGGTAATATAGCTGCCTCCATTGCTATTGAACGTGGCTGTGACGCATTAGCGGCTGTAGCAGACTGGTTACGCCCATCAAGCACATAGCGTACTGAACGCCAGCGTTCTAGTGTAGCCCCACTCATAACGTTGCCATCATTAGTTCGTGATGTTAATGGCTCTTTTAATGTCCAGTAAAAGTCGGTATATGGGCTGCCTGTATTTAAATCTACCCACTGTTGACCACCTCCCTGAGCACCAAGCACACGGTCATACACACCATAATCAAATTGCCAGTACAAATCCCAAAATGCACCCCAACTTGCATTATCCACAATGGTTTGAACTGATGCAATATATTTATCAATGTTAGCTGCATTTAAATCTACCCACGGTCCCCATATATATGATCCGTAGATAATGTTGTTGTCAGAAATGTTAGTGTCGGTACTGAAATCTTCACCAGGACGGGGTAATGTAAGATACCCATCCCAAATGTTTCCGCTTCTGGGACTTGGACTCACTGTATTATTGATACGATTCACTGTTGCGAGTCGGTGAAGCTGTTGGTTTTCTGCATGAGTCGCACCAACAGGGACAACACTTAGATTTCTAAGATTTCCATAACCGCTAACTCCAATAGGATGAAATCCACCGATATTAGGATCGCCCTTTAATACATGAGCATAGTAATTGCTGTTATAGGTATAGTCGCCACTTACATATGTTGCACCATATGACCAATCAACTTGAAACGCTATGTACAGCCACTCACCATCAGTGGCAATGGAATTAATTTGTCCACTATAAAAATCATTTGCTTGCACAGGAAAGATTTGTGCTAGTGAATTAGTCGCAGGATTAAATTGGACTAAGTACCCATCGTATGTACAGTAGATATTCCCATCTCGAAAAAGAACAGGAGAGTTTCCGTTAGTAAGATTGTCTACTTCTTTAGCACCAATCCAGACATCTTCAGTACCTGTGCCTGCAGCATTTAATTTATAAATGCCGTTTGTTTTAAAGATATATACCGTGTCAAGATGTTCAAGTAATCCAGTAACAGTTTCTGTACTTTCTCCTACCTGATATGCAGATGACCACGCAGCTATACCAGTGGCATTAGTACGTAGCTCTCCTCCAGCGTCAACACCATATAAAATAGGATTTCCTGATGTCTGTCCTTTAACTGTAAAGTATAAAAAGTCTCGCTCAGTTATTCCACCAGAAGCTAGAGTCCATGTTGTACCACCATCGTTGGTGTACACATAGTCAATACCTGTTCTTGCTGTAGTACCTACTCCCCAATAGTCCACGAGTGTTACAAACACATAGCCATTAAATTCAATAATATCCAACGGTAAATTTTCTTTTCTATCACCAAAACCTGCCAACACTTCTTCCCACGATAATATCCATTCACTGGTACCTGAATTCCATTTATAAATATTTCCCGCTAAGAGAAACGTACCTTGACTGGTATGCTTTACGCGGCCAAATCCAACAGGCACCCAATCCTGATCACCAAAGTCTACAGTTGGGTATGTGGACGGATAATAATAGCTAGTCTGTGGTACACGACTTAACATACCTGGCGTAGAGCCATCTATCCGAATGCCATAGTTATATGTAGCAGGTTGGTTCGTGCTTGCTATAGGATGGCCTGCACCAAGCGACCAATCCTCAAATGTGATTGGAACTTTTATTTCAGGAGGTACAGAACTAAATGTAAACGCTTGGTTATCTACACGGGGAGCAATAGCAGGGGCTAGTCCAGTAGAGTATCCTACTGAGTCACCTTCACCTGAGTGTAAATTGTAGCCAATTTTGTCGCCATCAGCTTCAAGGAAAATATCATATGTGCTACGGGTAGATGCTTTACTCATACGCGCTCTTAACTGACGGAGCAAAAGGCATCACAATGCGATCCTTAACTTCAGACTTACGCCTATCAGCAAGAGCTATACGGTTACTTAATTGTTCCATCGACTCAGCACTCATACCTTCACGTTCAAATAGAATTTGTGCTGCTGCACCGTATAATATTTGAGCACTCGCACCATTTGTCTCAGTTCGTCTGGTATTTTGGGCAGTGCCTGTCCCTAAACTTGTAATGTAATCACGACCTTCAAGACGTAATTGGTACCCTGCATTGGGTATAAAGTTTAAATAAATCTTTTGAATCGTGTCATCACGCCTGACTTCCCTGCTCGCAAGCGAGTTGTAACGGTCTGTAATACGGCTGCTATCACCAAAATAGAACCAAGCTCTTTCAGCAAATAGAACAGTTCCCTGACTATCAGTTTCCGCCGTAATTGTGACTGAAAGTGCAGTGCTGTTTTTTCCTTCGATAGTTCCTTCTGCAATTAATAACTCCCATCCATTTCCTGTGTGCATGTTTGAAATAATTGCATCAGATGAATTACTTACAATTGATGTATATACGCTTTGAGACTCAGGGAAGCCGCGATAATATACCCATACTGCAAAAGTCATCTTACGACCTGCCGCACTAGAAGCAGTGACGTTAACCATATTAGATACATCTTGTGTATATGTAGCTACCGCACTGCCTGCGGTGTACAAACGAGTACAGCTATCTCTATATTTCGGTACTGTTAAGTCTGATGTCTGGTCTGATTCTAAAGCTGCTGTGAAATTAACTGGAGTCCAATTAGTGAGTGCATCTAAATCAGGTGTAGACATTAAATTCCACGTGTTGTTAGTCCCAATTGGAGTTTCCTCATACACCCGCACAGGCCCGTGTCGGATGGACGATGGGATGTCGAAACTCGTGCTATGCCCGTCGCCTGTTAATGTCTCGTCATAGACTATCTTATACAAATCATCTATCACTCTGTAACGAGCCTCATCCAGGCACTGATATTTGATTGCTGGATCATACCTATGTAGCTCATACTTCTGGTAAATCTGTGGAACAAGCGTATATGCAGGACTAAAGGTCATAGTTCCACTACTGGAAATGAATGTATCTAATCGCCTGACCTCATAGATATTAGTGTCTTGGATAGGGCGTACATAAAAATCAACAATGGCATCGTCACCAAAACGACCCAACTTATTATCAACCATCGTGGTAGTAGTACCTTGTGAAGTGGTTTCACCAACCCAATAATCTCCTATAAATTTAGAAAACCCGTGGAGTACGTCTATGCCAATCATACTCATTATGAAGATACCTCAACATGACTTGCGACATCAATAGTGACATCTGGGTTAACAGTCATGGTTCCTTCATTAGCAGTGGAGATAATAGACTCTGAACCGTATGTATCTCGCCTAATCTGGACATCCCAGACGTAATCGTACTCTCGCGCACCTAGGATAGAAGTCTCAGCATGGGTTAATACCACCTGTGCTTCGCCTGTTGGCCCGTCAGTGACATAAATACCATCACCTACTGTGCGCTGTACTAAGGCTCCAGAATCAGGCTCACTGTACCTAGCCTTCACTGTAAACCAAATTGAAGCAACGTTACCTGCAGTAGTTAATGGGTATACATTGTCTCGTAAGTCCCTGAATCGTAGGTACAAAATAAGATTGTCACCACGGCGCATAGTAATGTGTTGAACAGGTGCGTAGACATTATCACCAGCACTTTCAGGTATCTGCGAGACATAGCATTTAGCCATGAGTCGTGCGCCAACTACCTGTAGTTCTGCCGCTCCTGCTGAAACATCAATTAATCCTGTACCTACTGCTGCTAATGTAACCACTGTATCTCCTGTCGCTGACACGTCTATGGTAGCAGTTCCTGCTGCTGGAATGAGTTCGTACAGGTTAGGTGTTGCCGATCCTGTTACTGCTATTGTACCCGTACCTGCTGCTGGCAGTATCTCAAAGATATGCGCAGTACCCGTAGCGTTTACGGCAATACTTGCGCTACCTGCAGCTTGTACAAATGAACCAGTTGCTAATAATAGAGTAGAAGATAGAGACATTACTACTCCTAGACTGTATTAATAGACCAAGGATATGCCCTGTCGGAGCCTCCAGTGCGCTCAAGTGTCGCCGTGAACGAGAATGGTGATGTTACTGGCTCTGTCTGGACAATCGGCTCTGCTTGTACATCAGAAAAGGTTTGTACAATAAAGTCATTAGTCGATCCTGCTGTCAGAATCTTGGTTTTTGCTTTCAGACGTACAGAATCCCCTGCTTGCATAGCTGATAAGTCAACCGCTACGACATGCACACCTACGTATGTCGATGTCCCCAGGGTTTGCTCAGAGCCATCAGTAGTTTTTGTACCAGAAACTTGTACTTGTAATACCATGTCAGGCTCCTAATCTTTGTTCAAGATTTAGTTCGTATGAACTATTCCGCCAATACCGCGGGCCTGTAGGCCATAATGCAAGAATGAAATCTTCAGCAGTAACAGATTCAATTAGCTTAGAATTTTGAGTTGTAAAGTTTGTATCTTCCCAACTTGTAGAATTACCCGCGTCGTTTGTTTCAGTAGCTGATAACTTTGTGTCCGTCAGGGTTACTGTGTCAGCATCTTGAAATACAAATTGCACATAGCCGTTGTTTAATAGTATTTTCATTACGGCGCTCCTATTGATTACTCACGGTTGTATCACCAATACCAGTGATTAGAAGTTTGTCTGTGGCTAGTGCGCGACCAAGATTGCCATAATCAGGAGATGCTGCCGTTGTACTTAACGACCCGTCTCCTTGTATGAAATAATCAGAACCCGAAGTAAGGCCTGTTACGTTTTCATTTACTCCACCATTGACCGTCACATTGACCGCTACACCAGTACCCACAGTATCTTGTGATATACCAATAACATCACGCGCATCAGTTGATCCAGACGAAGGAGTGGCTACATGATAAACAAAAACATCTGCACCCGCAGCATCAGTAGCATAAAACAGCCCAGCAATAATTCGATGGTTTCCGCCACTATCGACAATTTGGGTACTAGTACCACTAGCGTTATAAATAACATCAGTACCGCCAGACCCATCAGCAGTAACTAACAAAGTAGCCCCTGCTTGTGACCATAAACCTGTTGCTGCGCTATATCTCAGTGTGTATATTTTTAATGGCACACCTGTATCTGAGTCTCTTGCGCTAATCACAAGCGTTTCGTTAGCTATGTTGTAACTGCCACTCCACGAACCATTTAGGCCGAGTTTTATATCTTGCCCTACTCCTGTTCCTGTTGCACTAACGGCGGAAGTTCCATCAAAGATACTTGTAGTTCCCATTGTGCCTGTACTCGCAGAAGTAAGAGTAAAATTTGTAATTCTTAGTTTTTGATCTGTACCTATTCCGACCTGAACATATTGGTTGCTCCCCATGTCGAACGCCTGAGTTCCGTTCATATAATTTGGTGGAGTATACGCTCTGTACTCATCTATCAGATTGGTTGAGTTAATTGTTTGAGCCGTATAGCTGCTAGTTCCTGAGTCATATTGCCTTAAACCGACTTCGAAATTACCACTTGCATTACCGCCTAGTATTACTAAACGATCATAAGTACTGTTCCAGAATATTGAAGGATTTTTAAAATTTCCATTTGCAGGATATGTTTCAGTTCCTACAGTGATGGTTGTTCCTGATACTGTCATCGGAGCTATATAGCAGATGGCAGATGGGCAGTAGATAAATACCATTTTGGAATTTGTGGAATCATATGCAAAATTACCCGCAATAGTGTAATAACTACTCGACCCATTAGCGACAGTTACTGGTGTACCTGTTGTAATTGTTGTGCCTGACACAGTATTAAAATTTACATAAGGCGTGTAGGGTGAACCCTGCTGCCCCGCCCACGTCCAATACCCACCATTTACGCTGTCGTAAATTGCCGTATTCCCTGCATACCACCAACTAGTTCCCGCGCCAATTTCTACCCGCGTTCCCCACGTTACGGTTTCGCTTGAATATGTACCTGCTTGAGCGTACCAATTACCACTATATTCAGTCCATGTAGCCAATACAGTTGGGCTTGAGTTTCCATCCCACACCATTTTTGATGAATAAGCCGCACCCTTAATTAACTGTGCGGCATTTAATGCGCTAGTATTTGTCGACATTGCTACGCGAGTGTCAGTTACTTCTTTAACCGTATTTGCTGCACTTAAAGCGACCGCATTCCCCGCCGTTATTGAACCGCTTGATGTCATTTGTGCAGAACCACCGCCACCAGCAGCAGCTTCCCATGTAGGTGGTGTTGCAGTTGCGTCAGTACCACCACTCGTGAGTACAGTCCCAGCAGCACCGAAAGCAACGCCTGACTCTACATCACTGTTATTGGTGAACATAGTTTTGTTTGCACCAACAGTGGCAGACGCACTAAAGGTAGGTGCACTAGTGGCTCCTGCGGAAGTTAATACAGTAGCAGCCGCACCGAGAGCTACCTCAGTAACGTCACCGTTACTATCGCTATAAAATACTTTATCGTTACCAGCTTCTAAATCGGTAATCTCATCTGGGCCGTTTACTGTAGGCATCGCTTACTCCTATGTACAGGTGATTACAAGTGCCCCAGGAGTTCCGCCTAAGAACTGTACCGCATCCCCATCAGTGCATGTCACACCACTGGTTAATGCGCCACCGAGAATAAAGTTTGCTGAAGTACCAGCCGCGTTATTCCATAATCCGAAAAACAGTGCCTCTGCCCAATCGCCACCAGACGCAGCAGCAAAGGTAATCGAACCGTTATTAGATGTAGAACCACCAGATGCAGCGTTCCAGCCGCCTGATGTGGTATAAGACTTACGAACATATCCATTAGTAGCGGCTAACTCGCCCGTACCTGTATCTGCAGGATCTGTTGCGTGTAACGATACATAATACGTAGTATCTGGGGTAACTAAATACCCACTATCGTCCGTAAGTCTGGTGATGATTGCATTTTCTAGTGCATCGCTTGCCATAATTTTCTCCTAATTAAATGTGGTAGAGTAGATTTCTCCCCAGAACCCTACTCTACCACACTATATTACAAAACTAGAGGTCGCGTGGGGTAGCTAATACTAAAACGTATGTAGCGTTCCCTGCACTCGTACCTGCCATATTTTGTTCATGGTTGCCTGTAGTCCAACCAAGTCCTCGCCCCAAAAACTGTGCGTTTTCAAGACAGACTGCAACAGTATCACTAGCAGCCATTGTTATGACTGTTGTACCTAGATCAGCCCTCTGTGAAGGGGGCCTGTTACCAGCGACCATAGTTATATCGTTACCTGCAGCACCTTGATCAGTGAAAACAAAAGTTATTTTCTTATCACCGTAAGTGCTCAAGTCAACGTTGAAACCATCTGCGCCAGTTGCGATCAGGGTACCTAATGTACCAAAAGCACCTGTGTTGAGATCTGCGGATTCAGTATTAAGGGTAAGGTCAGTTACCGTGACTGTTGTTATAGCCATTTATCTATCCTCCCTATGTACCTTCAGTGCCGTAGATATAGCACAATGCGTATGGACGAGTGACCTTTGCACCAAATAGATGCAAGCCCTTCAGAGCATCACTAAATGAATTCTCAGGCCGAAAAGCCTCAGTATCATCGATTTGCTCTGCATAGGTAGCCGACTCATTCACACCTGTTTGGATGTAAAAGTTTACACCTGCGCCTGCAAGAGATGACAGGTTGTTTGATACGAAAATATCAAATCCTGCTGCTCGCCCGATATTACCATTTTTCAGGTCATCACGGTTAGCAACCGTACCATACGACACGAATCTATCATCCTTGAGTAACATGCCCTCAAACCAAGGTGGCACTACTGCCCATCGTCCCCTGGTTGGAACATTCTGCTCAGTTAATGCAACACCTGCATTTACTAAAGATACATATGCGTTTGTCTCACCGCCAGCAGTGCCGATAGTTAATACCGCACCACCACCGCCAGTAACATTGTTTGTTGATCCAGCCTGCAAAACGCCTGCTAGATATGTGTCTACAGTATCTGCCATAGACCATGCAGTTTCCCTCGTAGCAGCATCCATTAATTTTGGCTTCTGCTGCCATTTGTCTATATCGTCAATCTCAAAATTGAAAGACTTAGCCTGCGTAATTTCCAGAACCATGTCTGAACCCTGTAGGGTTTCTGGTGCTGCGAGAGTGCCATTCTTAACGTAGTCAGAGATAGTTACTCGACCAATTGAGTTGATCCGTACACTGTCTCCAGCCGCTTTAATGTCACCTTCGTAATCACGGTTTAAGCGATCTGCAAAAACGTGAGCCGCATTCAAATTTTCAAGAATCCGATTAGCCCAAATCTGAGGAATAAAATTTTCAATAGCCATTGATATTTATCCTAACTTGGTGTCGCCAAGACTTTATCAACTACGTCCCGTGGGATTTCGTTGATTTCATCCCGACTCATTTTTGATAATTTTTCAAGAGTTAAACCCTTGTAAGAGCTACTAGAAGCTGCTGGATTAGGGGAAGAACCGTTCTGTGGGTCGGCACTTTTCTTACGAGTGCGCCGAGCACTACTAGATTTTTCTTGGACTAATTCATCAATTGCACCTTCAGCAATGCTGATAGCCTGTTGGATGGATTGATTTGGCTTCATGTCCCAAACAGCGTTTGGAATATCTGCTGCATCAACTCCCTTACCACGTGCATATGCAATTACTTGTTGAGAAGCCATTTGCGCCTCCCCCTGAGTAATCTCACCTTGAGAAGCTCTGTTGTTTGAAGCGGTACCTAATTCTTGAAGTATCTCTTGTCGTAACTGAGTACGATCTGAAGCCTTGTCAGACTCATATCGTTGATTCCTGATTTCGTTTAATACTTCATCAGGTGCAGAATCTTTCAACCCAAGTTCTAACAGATCTCTCATCTGCGAAAGTTGTTGGTTGACTGCTGCCAGTTCTTGCCTAGATACCATACCTTGAGTTTGGTTTTGTAGCTGATCTAAGGTTTTTGTATAACGTCCTAACATCGGTTTGATTCTTTCGACATCATCCGCAGACGCATACTTCCCTTCAATGGCTGTCATTACCTCGTCATAGGCCGAAGGTTCGGTTTCTTCTACTGTGTCCTCAACATCGTCAACTACGTCATCTTCGAGAAGTGCATCATCTGCAGTCTCGATAGGTTCGCTAATTGATTCCGATATCGGAGCAGTTTCGTTAACCACTTTAAACTCCTTTCTAAGAGTATATACTCCCTATGCCATTTGTGGCACAGGATTTACCCACCCAAGTGTTTCAAGAGCGTCTTGAACTTCTGGGCGTGTAATTCTGAACATTTCGCGCTGCTGCCTAATGTACGAGTTAATGCTCGAATTAATAGGCGCTAACATCTGCGCTTGCTGTGGATTAGAATATTTCAAAGTCTCAAACAAGTCCTGGAATCCATCTACCGTAGGTACTCGCTGTCCTAGTGCTTGTTCAATTATTGGGAGGAAGGTGCGTTCATATATTTCTTTGCCTATGTCGTAGTACCCAGACTCACGTACTACTTGCTTTGCGTCAATGATGGGACGTAATGGATCGATATAGTATTTCTGACTGCTCTTAGTAAAGTCCTCTAGTTCATCGCGTACTTCAGGCTCTAGTGATGCAAGTAATTCTTCTTGATCCCGTGAGACTCCATTCCAATCCATCTTTACCCCACCAATATTGTTAGCATCATAAATGTTGTACCATGCAGACTTTGCCTGTCCTAGTGGAGTGTTGTCTCCAAAGTCGCTGTCGCCATAAATTTCTCGCTTACGAATCATTGACTCGTAATCAATCTTAGATATTAATTTAGACAATTCTCCTGGAGGAATAGCTGGGTACGGCTCTCCTGAAGCTGGATTAATCTCTCCAACTGCCCCTAGTTCAGCAATTCGGACTAGCTCTTTTTGCTGCTCCACTCGGTTTACATCTACATCGTGTGCTTCAAGTGATATTTTTGCATCTTCGTCTCCACGTGCTGCGTACTTGCGTTTATCGTCAAAGTACTCGGAACTATACTCAGGATACAACTCGTCAAATTTGCCCTTAGCGGATCTAGGCATATCAGAATATCCAGCTATATCTTCTCCTATACGAAGAAACTCTCTCTGCTCTGGTGTGAGCGTATCCACCCATTTTAATGCAGCGTTTTCACGTAGCTCAAAAGCAGTAAGCGGAGCGGCGTTAACACCTAAGAAACCAAACATTCCAGATGCTATTGGAGCTTCTCCGCGTGCTACTTCAATTGATTCTTGTATAGAAATCGGGAGTGTGTTTTCTTTTATTACTGCTCCTGCGGCATTAAACACATCACCTACTGATTTAGGTCTTAAGGAAGTGCCTCCATAAGTTGAGCCTTTAAATACAAAATCATTCACAAGGCCAACAGCAAAGTTAGATTTATTTTCTACTGTTCTTAATAATGCAGAATCTGGTCCTTCAATCATGCCCAATGATATAAGCTGAAACAAAGATTGCCATGGTCCAAATACAGAAATATCGGCACCAAATGCTCTAATTTTCATAAAGTTCGAGTTAAGGTATGGGGTACCGTCTGCACGAAATTTTAGTACTTGGGTATCAGTATCTTCTCCTGCCATTTGGTTTGCCATAAAGACAAATCCACCACCCAACATAATTAGCCGCACCATAGAATCACGTGCATAGTCTGCGCTTGGTCCATTGCCAAATGCAACTTTGCCTAGTGTGTCTAATTGAGATCGAAAGAAACGTGGTGCGAATAGTAATCCCCTTTCGATACTTGATGGGCTATTATTTGTCCACCCTGTCATATTATTAATTGTCTCTACTAAGTCTCTGCGATCTTTTTCTGACAAGTCACTACGCCTACCACCAGCTAATTGGACGGTAGGATCTGATAGCCATTTCCCTCTAGAGAATCCACCCTTACCAACAAGTGATTGATTCTTCATTCCTTCAACAAACATCATGTAACGGAATATATTACCCTGCCTAGAAAAGTGCATATTGCTTATGTCTACTGCTTTACCTAGCCCAAATTCACGACTTCCTATTTTCCTATTGGTTTTATCAAGAGCTTTAAGTATCTTAGGCTGGTGAAGCAACATTTCTCCTGTTGCGTCAGCATTCATCCATTTACCATTTAAACGTACAAACTCATCAATTCCAATGGGCACTGATTTTCCCTTAACATCCATTGTTCTCTTGTAGTTATTTAAAACAAAATTATCCCATTCGGCTGGGTTGCCAATTGTCCCCTTTGTCGCTATCCACATAGCACGTGATGCAGCAAGTGGATGCGTAGCAAGTGCTAATAGCCCCTGAATACCAGCGTTACTAAAGTCCATCGTTGCTAATAATGAACGAGATACTGCATTCATACCTGATAAACCAGCACCAACACGGCCTAACCAGTTATCGTCACCAAAGTCTCGCTCAATTTGAGTAGCCAAATCCTCATTGAAGTACTGATTCCCTCTAGCTCCTGATATTTGCCGTCGAGCAGTGCCAGGAAGGACTCCACTATCTAACTCAGCACCGTTAATAGCGCGATTAAGAGCGTTGTCATACCTTACTTTAGTGTTACTGTAAGCCGCCCGCGCCGCTTCAATTTGCTCTTGCGCTCCTTGTAACTGCTTATCTGCCTTAATTACACGAGCTTCTAAAGTGTCTTGGTACTTCTGCCCGACTTTAAGAGTTCTTTCAGCAGATTCTAAATACGACCTACTTGAAGATTCATCAAGCTGTTTGCGTATATTTGCCCATACGATACCTGCGCTTTCTCGCTCTGAACCTCGTAATACTTCTAACCCTCCTCTAAACAACTTAACCATTTCTTCGTCTACTCCAATGTCTGATTCAATCCAGTCCATTGTGGCAAGTACTTTTTCTGACTCTTGAGATAGTTCGATCATATTCCTATCGGCTTCTTCAATTTTAGCTTCAAGGTCATCAAGTTTTTTTTGATAGCTAGTGGCTTTTCTATTTCTCGCACTTGGAGAAGGTCGTACTGTTCTACCATCTGGCCCTACAGTAAATAACTCAGGATTAATTAATTCAGGATCATTTTCCAACTTATCAATTTTTGAAAGGAGTGTGTTTTGTCGTTCTTGTAAATCGCTTAACCTTCTTGCATTCTGTTTCATATCTAAGCGATCCATTTGTAGAGTATGCCGCCTGACCCCGAGCCTTTGAAAAACATCAATCATGTTAGACCAGTTCGTTCCAGTTAAAGCATCGTTTACTTGCTGATAGCTACTACGCAATTCTTTTAATTGTTCTTTTAGTTCTGCTAGCGTTTGCCTGCGAGCCTCTGGATAAGACAAGGCGGTCTTTGGATCGTTAAGTTTTGCACGCACTCTAGCCATATCTTTTTTAAGATTTTCGAGTACTCGTTTATTATGTAGTTCTTTTTCTTTTCCATACAAACTGCTGATTACTTTATTGGCACGTGTTCGTGCAAGAATATTTCCAAGTTTACTTCGTTGCATTGAAAATCGTTTAACTAACCCTGGATTTTCATCCATCATAATTTGCTCTGGGTTCTCTCCATACTTTTCAAGTTGACGTTCTACCCAACGTCTATTGATGGAATCATCACCCATTTTGATTCTGTTCATTGAAGTATCTATTATGTCTAAGTTATATATTTCTGAGGCTGGGCGTAGCTTTTGCTTTGTTCCTTGCCTTTGTTGTTCCATGTCTATATGTTGCTTTAACGTCATTATTTTGCCGTTAGGCTTTCGCGTCCGTTGTGCATTTTGTGGACCAGAAGGCAAAAGCATTCCAGACCCTGCCATCTCCGCTCTTGCTCTAGTATTCGGATTTGCTATTTCGCGGTGGACATAGATTTCGCGGTCAGCACCTGTCTTGCTAAAGTTAGTAGAATTTGGAGTGTACGCATTTTCTATAAAGTCACTTAGCATCACGCCTTCTACTCTTTTGCCGTTTCCTAAAGTCTCTACAACTTCTCCTAAATCTTCTACATCTAGGATGTCATCACCTGTGAGTTTCTCTACCTCAACTCCATTAGCCTGCTCGGCGTTAATTTTTCCTATTTGTTCAGTTTGCATTTCTTCAATTTGATCCCACATCTCACGGGTAAGTGACACATTGGAGTCCTGAATATTTCGTTCAACATCAAATACTTGTTTACCATCAACAGTTTTAGTCCATACGCTGCCTTTTATTGCACCAGTATTTATATCTGTCAATTCACTTAATCCATTTTTCTTTGCCCGACGGCCTAACACTTCCCTCATAAGGCTACGTGTATTATCTGCAAAGCTTTGCGCTGCGTCGTATCCAATATGAATTTGCTTGCCAACATCTGACATGTTAAGTATGCGATTTTCTTGCAGTTTCCTTCTAATAGGGTCCTTCATACGACTTACCCAAGAGTCATTAGCTCCACGACGAGCCCATTGTGCACGCTCGTTATGGATATCTGTTTCAATTTTATTTAATAGAATATCCGTAGCATCTTCTCCACCTCGACGAATAGCCAAATCTCTTGCGCCTGAATCGGTATTAGGGAACACGTCTGCATCAGCTTTATTCCAATCAAATGAGCGAGCTAAACCTTGCCTACGATCTGGCGATAGTTGATCCCATGAATTCAAAGCGTTTATTTGTTCGTCAGGAGTCCCCCCTGGAGAACGACGTGCTATATATTGTTGTCGGGCTGCTACTTCTCGAAGTTTGCTTTGCTCAGCGTCAGTCAACTCATCCCAGTTTTTTGAATTAGTATTTTGAGCAAGTTCATTTTGACGGATAACTTTGTATCTAGCATCTACATCAAATTGCTCACGCTCTACTGACTGAGCTATATCTAACTCTGCATTGCGTTTAGTATAGTCAAGACCATTCGGGAACAGGTCGGCTGACTGACGTGGGCCGCGTGGTTGTACGTTGTGATACTGCCAAAAGCCAATCTCAGGATCGACTAATTCCTCTGGCTTTGCAGTAATGTCTATTCCACGATCTCTTAAGTCTCTTTGTGTTCTACGGTAAATACCCTGACGCTCCATTGGGGTAGCACCTTTAGCTGCTTGTAATAATGCACGCACTTCAGCCACTTCACCAGCATCAATTCTGCCAAGACTTTGTAAAGCACGCCGTGACCCCATTGCTCCACCCATACCACCCGCTAAACCTGCAGTAAGGCCAAGTCCTATACGCCACCCTTTGCTTGCACCCATATCTTCAAGTTTTCGATCTGCCCAATCAGAAGAAGCTCTAGCACCTGCAGCCGTTGCTACTTCTGCGCCTACTCTACTTCCTAGTCCGCGAGTACCAAGACCTGAAGCTGGCTCAATAATGCCTCCTGCCATACGCGCTATAGCACGCTTAGGAGCACTACCTTGAAGGGCTGCTCTAGTTAATGAGCCTCCTAATCGTTGAGTCAAAGGCCTTGCAGCCGATGCAACTGCAGCACGTGCTCCTGCTCTAGCAGCCTGTTGGCTTGCAAATAAGGCTGGAGTAGCTGTCCCTCCTGTTAAGAATGACGCTGCAGCTAATGCGTAGTTAGATGGACGAGTAGCTTCCTGAGTAACAAAATTACCTATTTCATCTAAAGGGCCGCGCATTTCAGGAATTTTAAATCCTACCCGTTGTGATAATGGAGTGTCAGCTACGTTCCATGCAGTACGTAAGACGTTGCCACCTACATTACGTACTGGCTCTGGCACAATAGCTTTGAACCCACTCGCGGCTGCGCCTGCTGCATCGCCAATAGTACGGAACACGAAATTACGGTCATCTTTTTCTGAAAAGGTAGTTCCCGCTTTGGTTCTTCCAGTAGGAACTCTAGCACCAGCAACTTTCCCAACATCGCGTTGGTCAGAACCTTGGGTAAGATACCAGTTGTTCATAATTACCCTCTAGGCATTGATGATGGCATTGGAGAACGCGGCACTCTTGGCTCTCTAGGCAGTGCAGTAGACCTGAAGCCCATACCCCTTTGTGGAGCAGCACCCATAGCACGCGATAACATTGGTCTGCGCTGCATCATTGTTGCAGGGGCAGACGATCTAGTACCACCAAATCGTTGCTGTGCTTGCTGTTGAATTGTATTAATTCCTCCTGGAAGTCCGTAGTATGACTTGGAAAAGGTGTCTAACTCTTGTCGCTCTAGTGGGTCTAGCCGACTTAATTGCTGCAATGTAGCCTGTGGCATCTCGCGCCCCTCACGACCTTGAAGCCTGAACCCTGGCATAGACCGCCCTTGAGCAATAGCCTTTAGTGCAGGTGAGGCATACTGCCAAGCAGTGTCATCTATCTGCCTTTGAGTAATCGGCTGATAGTTGTTTGCACTACCAAGCATGTTAAATCCATAATTCGGCATAACCATAATGCGCTCCTTTTAATATATTTCAAATTCAGGCGGCCTAAACCCTACTGATGACGGCCTACTAATTGGTTGCGTACCGTATCTTGATCGTTGCCCTGTGGCACGTGCTACAGGGGCCGCTTGCATAATTTCGCTCATGCGATCTATGCCTCTGGATGGAGTTACTGGATAGTTCTCTACAAATCGAGTATCTGTAATATCAAATCCCTCACTAAAATTAGGAACAACTTGAGGTACTACATTACTTGTATTAAAACTAGGTGTGAACGTATTTACAGGGAATTGCTCAACTCTTTCAAAATCAAAGCCTTCACTGAAATTTTGTGCTGGTCTAGGTGTTGAGTTCATTATCTGTTGCATACGAGAAGGAGTGTGCTGTGTTTGAGGCCACTGATTAACTTGTTCAAATTCAAATCCCTCACTAAAGTCCTGCACTGGCTGCGGAACTACATTCGCCGTATTGTATTGTGGTGAATATTGGTTCTGCGGCCATTGGTCTACTTGCTCAAACTCAAATCCTTCACTGAAGTCTTGAACAGGTTGTGGGGTAGACCCCATTATCTGCGACATTCTTGACGGAGGTTGATAGGTCTGAGGATATTGAGTAGCAAATGAATCAATACCACCATAAGAAGGGTCAAGCATATCCTGTTGCCCACCTGCAGATCCGTAGTCCATAAGGCGACCGTAGTTATCGAGTTGCATTATTTGAGGTGGGGTTCCAGGGCCCATACCCATACGTGGTAATTGATATTCTGCAGCAGGTGACGATACATCACCTAGATAACCAACTTCGTCTCCATATTGAGTAGGAGGACGTGTTTGTTGTTCATACGAACTGATTTCGTTAGGAACTTGTGGAGTTGGAGTTCTTGCTTGTGGAGGAATAAAGTTAGAAGCTCCAAACTCGTTTTCTTGTGGTACAACACTTGGACGCATTGTTTGCGGCGGAACAAATCCAACCGCCCCAAACTCGTTTTCTTGCGGTGCCAACGGATTCCGCTCATATAAATCGCCTGGCAGTGGTGCAAAGTTCTGGTCACCAAATTCCGTCCCTACAGGCGGACGCTGTACACCTTGTGTGTACTCAGGAGGATAATTAATAGTCCCCGTAGAAGAAGGTGGAGCGTTGATTGGTTGAAATGCGCTATCTCCGATTTCTGAACCTACAGATGGCCTATTGTAATTAATGTTTCTATTAATCGGTGTAAATGGACTTGCACCAAATTCGCTTCCTACAGGTGCGGGTGAAGGCGCAGTTGCTGCTTCGTACTCAGCTATTTCACGCGGGACTGAAGGGGAAAACGTATTAGGCGGCTGAAATGGATCAGCACCGAATTCAGATCCTACTGGCGGCGACCTAAAACTTGGCGCAGTTGCTCTTTCATACTCTGATATTTCTCTTGGTACAGTCCTTCTAGCTGGGCTATCTTCACCATATACGAACTTTTGAGTATCTGGCCTACGGGCCTCAGTATCGTCGTAGTAGCTACCTGTTGGCGCAGATGCTGCTTCATCTGCGGCAGCTTTAGCTTTAGCTGCATCTGCGGCAGCTTTAGCATCAGCTACTATTTTAGCAGCAGCAGCAGCAGAACCACCTTTAGCTAACAGAGCATCTGCGGTAGCCTTTGCATCAGCAATTAGCTTGGCAGCCTTATCGGCAGCAATCTTAGCGGCTTGATCCGCCTTAGCCTTAGCCGCAGCCGATGAACCGCCGCCAGTCGATGAATCAGGGCCACGCGATTCTGCTAATTTAGCAGCAAGCGCATCACCTGCACTCGTTCCACTTTCGTCTCCAACTATTTGTGCAGCAACTTGCTCAGGGCTTTCAAGCGGAGGCCTGAACCCTGCCGCAGTTGCCTGCATCATATCTCGTACTTTGGAACGGAAGCCGTTAATTAGATCGGCTTGTGTAACCGCCTTGAATGGGCTTGCTTCTCCACGTTGCATGAATGCTGCAGAAATGTAATCAGATGCATTTCTTAGTACATCTTTTTCAAAATTAGCCGCATCTAATTGACTCTGGAAATACTGCGGCCCCATCTGCATAGCAAGCTGACCAGTTTTAAATACGTTTTCTTCAGCTTGCTGTTCTTCTTGCCATATTCGTTCATCACGACGATCTTCTAAATTCCAATCTCTATTACGGAACGCTATTTCATCTTCTCGTGACCATTCGCCAATACGAATTAAATCTTCGCGTAGCATATCCTGGCTGCGGTGTGCGTCTAAACGAGCAATATCCCTGTCATAATCGAGATCTCTCTGAGTTAGATCTCTGCCGTATAACTTATCTTCTCTGCCTATATCTCTTGTATAATCAAGTTTTCCTTGCTCTAAATCTCTTTGCCAGTTTTCGTCTTGTCTTGTATATAAGTTCTCTATATCAGCTAAGTCTTGGACACGTTTAGTTACAACATCACGCCTTTGGAATCCACGATCTTCCTCATAGTCTGCGCGGTTATCTGCACGATTACGTGCATAAATAAAATCAGCACGCTCTAATGCTTCTTGAGCCTTTGCGTCTGTACGTGCTATAGCTGCAAGTGCTCTGTCATCTCCAACTATTGTTGGCGGACTCGTCCAATTTCCTTGCCAGTCTTTTTCACCTGTAATCCAATTGCCATCACGATCTTGTTCATATACTGTACGAGTTTGGCTAAGTGGGTCTGCACTATCCCCTGTACCAGTACCAGCATCTTCAGTAGCTGCAGGAGGATTGGTTTTATATTCTGTCTGAGCGGCTGCTGTGTCTGTGGAAAAGTTAACCATCGTATTGTACATTTCATCATTTGTCATATCAGGCATAATGAGAAACATCGAGAGCATCCTGAATTTATCTTTCCCCTCATATGGGCCAAGAGTCTCTAGTAACTCTCGTGAAGTTGCTGAATCTCCACTAGCTAGACGAGCCTTTGCTGCATTCTGTACCGTTTGCTTGATACCATCGCTTCCGCCCCAACTATCTTTGAGGTGCTCAAGCAAACGCTGCCTCTGCGCTAAGGACATATCGCTGCCAATTGTCTTAGCCATTTTATCCCAATCACCATGGAGATAATCGTCAGTGAATCTTTTGTACTCAGTGTTTAAATCGCGATCTGTTGTTCCCTTACTTGGAATAGCTGCAGCCAATGTTTGCGCTATTGTTTTTACATCCGTCCTATTCTGCTTATCCGCTTTTGTTCCCTCTGACTGGAATGTTACATTGGATGTCGCATTTACTAGCTTGTCCTGAATTTCACCTGCAGACATCCCACTATGAAGGGCCTTTTCCACGTAGTTTCGAAGTATTGACACATCATCCGACTCATAAAGAAGCCTGTCGTTTGCTACACCAGATTCGGTATTGGCATCTAGTATTCGTTTGCCGTGTTCCTTCACATACGCCTCGGATACGCGCTTGATAATCTCTTTTGCTTCTTTACGATTGAAATTTTCAGCCATTACATGCCACCTTGAGGATTAGCTAACGCACCTTGTATGCCTTGTATCTGTTGTCCCACTATACCCTGAATTGTCTCTCTAGCACGCACACAGAACGCATCCTGGCAGAACCTAATGTCTTTACCGTGTCCATGAGAGTCGAATGTTTGCATAATCTCAGGCAGCGTAGCGTTAAACAAATCACGTTGTTCGGGCGTAGCGAACGCATCTGCAATGTATTCAAGCGACATTGTATTCAGTGCCATAGCTTGTCCTACTGCATCAACCATTGCATTAGAAAGTTCTCCTGCCATTATCTGAACATCTCCTGCATCTGGTCTACTTGTACGTTTTCTTGGGATTCTTCAATTATTGGCTGTGCTGGATTCATCATCTGGTCTTGGGTAGGCCGCGTAGCTTGGTTCACGCCACCTTGCTGTGGCTGTGCTCCTGCTGCCTGTGCGCCTGCCTGCTGTGCTGACTGCTCCTGCATAATACCGTTACGGTACGCAGTAAGAATATCCTCAGCCTGTCCACCAAGATTAGTGAGCATCATCATGGTACGTACCTGCTCTGCTGGTTCTGATAAGAATAACCTAGCTACTGACGCTTTCATCATTTCTTCCTGTGGATTCTCGATGCCACCTTTTTCCATAGCTGTTTGAGGAGATAAGGTTCCCTGATATACAGAATATAGGTCTGCCCATAAACGTGCATTCCGAGCATTAAGTGACGCTTGATCGCTCGTATCAAGCTCAACATACGATTCATAGAAGCCACCAATCTCTTTTGGAGCTATTTCTATTGAACTAGGAGCACCCTTCATACCACCATATATGGTTACTGGAGCCTCTATTATGTTCTCTATATCTTGAAATACCCAACGGTTCACTACCATAATGGCTGACCGTAAGGCGTTTATCGGGCCTTGCAATTTAGACGCTGCATTACGTACGTTCATGTCAGCTTCTGTAGCTGTATCTACTCCGCGTTGCGACGTGCCTGACAGGATGGACGCTTTTGATAGTTCATTTGTGTAATCATGGACTTTGTTAATAAGCTGGAATGCGCTGACAGGTACGTCTGGTAATGATCTGAACTCAATTTCTTGGTCATCCATAAGGTTGATACGTTTCCCTGGACCAATCTCAATCGGCTGATCAGTATCTTCCGAGATGTTTCTGGTAACGACTGGAGCAAATGTGGAAAATCGCATCTGAATATCCACTGCAGTAAGCTGCCTAGCTTCTGTTTCAAGCATTGGATGAGCGTAGCGCAGTACACCAACATACCTTTCTTCTGGTTTGGATTCCGCCGAGAACTCGCCCCAGCCACTGTCCCTAATAGCATACGGAACATATCCGTCGTAGCGTGGAGACTCCTCTGTGGATGCCGTTGTTTCCCAATGATACGGGTTAACATCATCATGTACTCGCTCTCCCTTACACCAAATTACGTAGCGTCCTTGACTAGATCCACTAGGTTTAGTCCACATTTCTACATAGTCCACTTTATCAGTGTCTTTATAAGATGCGAGATGTCCTTCTAGTTCAGGGTACATTTCGCGTGCGTCTAATGCGTATACTTTATAGAACTCATATACGTATTTTGGGTTATAACAGTCTGACGGATCTTCTAAAATGGTTTCAGTAGGGCAGCTTTTTACACTCCAGATTAGTTCACTGCGGCCTAGGTTTTTCATTACTTTACGGTAGGTACTCTTTTCCTTCCGTGTCGCGGTGGATGAGGGTTCGTCGGGAATCAAGTCCCACCGTAAAGTCTTTTTAAGTACGATGCGTCCATCTTTAATAGCCTGCTTCTTAGCTCTATTTAATGGCCCCCCTTGTTGAACTGCGATTTGGTGCCAAAACGCATGAAGGAACTGACGTTTGCGTTCAGCTAAGTCTTGCTCTTGTTGCATGTCCTCATCTGTAGGCCTTGGGGGAACAAAGACTTTAGGGGAGGTCAGAATATGATCTGTTAAATTGTCAACAGCATTACGTGCTGTAGGAGGAATGGTCGGAGATATACCCCGTTGTCCCCACTCTTTAGGAATGATTTGGTTTTTATTAGGGTAATCTAGGTTGTAATACTCGTTGTCTAATTCAACGGCTGCGAAGTAGCCTTGGAAGATTTCATTCTTTAATGTAAGAAATCGTTGATATTCAGTATCCTGAGAGTTGTACGTTGTATCACCAGTTACCATGTATTCCTGCCTGACCCGAATGTGAGGTAACTACCGCGCATTGCATTACGCGATGTGTTCCTTCTTCGTTTTAATTTATCTATCGCCAACGCCGCTGCAATTACACAGTCATCAAAATATCCTGATGGTGCGGAGTATCGGATAGCTCCTCCAGCTAATACTTTGCCCTCATATAAACTCAACTCTTTTGAAAGTTGAGTATCCCCTTTTAAGAATTGTACACGCTCATGCTCAATTTCGGAGGCCATACCTGCTATAATCCGAGCTTTTGAATTATTGGTGAATTTGAAGGGCGATACTGAGCAGCCCTCCTGGCGCAACATATCTTGTACTGGCTCACCCACACCAGACGCATCCATGTGGATTGTTTGGCAATTATATTTCTCGTACAGGTTGGCAATACGTGGCCCTAGTGTGGTGTAGTCCACGCCATTAAAGCGATCCATATCCACAAAGTTACCCGTCCTGATGTCTACTACGTAGGCCACGGTGAAGTCGTGCATCTTACCGATGTCTAGTCCCATCAAATACTGGCTATCTGCTACTAATGGAGTTTCTGAGGTGAATAAGTTCTCAAATCCCCTAAAGACCTGTCCATCATCCTCGGACCATTCGGCTAAATAGTGCTGTTTATACTCTGCTTCTGTCAATTCGTCCCGCATAGCGTAGATTTCTTTAGGGTCTATGGCAGGATTTTCCCACGATGGGACGGCAAATGACTCAAATCGCCCCTCAGTGTCCGTTTCTCCACGATGGAAGTACGACCTAAAGCGTCCTTTACCCCGTGGAATGCCAATTGCTCGCAATACTCCGCGTGAGTCGGTCAATGCAGGCATAAAGTTAGCCCACGCTTCTTCAGATACATCGTGTGCCTCGTCCACAAACGCGGCAGTAACCCTGTCACCCTGCAATGACTTAGGGTCATCGGCTGTTTTGGCCTGTACTCTAGCTCCATTCTTTAAATCTATGAGCTTACGCATTTTATCGTGGGAACTTTTTAAATTATTAAGGCCACCATTTTCTGAGACGAATAATTCCCAGATTGGTTCCCAAATTTTCATGGCTAATTCGTAGTTGGGGGCTATTACGTACACGAGTGGGGGCTTTCGGATACCAGAAATGTCAGGGCGCTCCCGAAACAGTTCCTTCACGACCTCGGCGATGATTGCAGTCGTTTTCCCACTGCGCCTACCGCACGCACCTATAAGCCTTGGTACTGAATGAGACTTGGTTGAGTGCTTATGAATCTTTTCCCGTTGCCAATTAAACGGTGTGTACTCCTGCTTCCCTGGCATAATCACTTTCCATGCGGGGTGTTCCCAATCTTCAGCCATATTAGTCATCTCGCTTTCTAGCTTCAATCTCACTGCCAAATGCTTCAAATAGTTTTTGGAGTCCCATAGATACAGGTAGACTCAAAACCGCAAGGGCCGTTAAAAGTCCTTCAATTTGGTCAAGAGTTTCTGGGTTTCCTGTCGCAGACCAAATAATACGCGCTCCTAATGCGAGCCATACTAACACGACAGGTATAAAAATCACACCTACAAGGAGTTGTACTCCCGTGATGGTAGTGCCATTATTAGTTTTCTTTGGCTCATCATCACTCATTCAATGTATCTCTCATTTTTCTGACGTTGTGTTTCTAGGATGGCTTCTTCCATAACTTCAGTGAATTCTTTAATTATTGCGTTTGTATCTTCGTTCTCAACTTCTTCAACAACCTCCATAGGCTTTCCTAAAAAGGTATCTCTCCAAGTAATCAGGGACTGAGAGTTTCTTCTGCGCACTGACTCCATTAACGCCTCGTACCATTCACGGGTGTCACCACGCTCCTGAATGATTTCCATTAGCGCACGTTTTTCTTCACGCATCATCTCTTTATCGGCTTTGTTAGCACTCGGGAGATGGGCTGAACCAGATTGAAGTTGCCCGAGCTGGTTGCGAACTACTAAGCCGCTTTCGACTTCCTTCACACTCCACGTCCCAGCATCCACTAGCTCCTGGACTTCATCAACTGGTTTGTTGCCATACTCTTTATCAATCTTTAAAGAAGAAGTGTTTTCTGCCATTTTCAGTTAACCTCACAGTTCTGCTCATATTATCGTGGTATGTTACCCAGCCACGTGTACGCATCTTACGCAAGCAGTACGCCACATGACTTGTGCTAGATAGCCCAGCTTCCGCTCCTAACTCCCTGTACGTAGGTGAGCGTGCATCGCACGTGTCATATTTATGTATGACATGTGCAATGTTACGCCATCTATCGTGCATTTTCATATACGTAATAACTCGCTTTATACAGTGGCGCGTGTTTTGCGTCTTGACGACTTATTCGCTATATACAATTGTGAATCGTGTATTTTTCGGATTATTGCCTGATTTCTGCGTTCCGTAGGCATGGCAGCTAAGCTTATTGCCTCACTACTAAATCCAAGTTTCGTTAAGTTTGTCCAGTTCCATGTGTCATGGGTGTCAGCAAACTTTCTAATTAGATGTATGCGTTCCCCTAGGTCAACTGCGTGCTCTTCTAATATAAGATCAGTAAACGACTCCTCTAAAGTGTCATCCCAATTGCTTCCGCATAAGGATTGGAACTTCTGTAACATTTCTCGTTTCATTTCTAGGTAAGGTCTCCATTGTCTTTGGATTGTGAGTATCCTAGAAATATCGGAATAATGCCCTGCCATTCCGTCATCTTCATCACTCATAACTATATCTATTGCCCCACTAGTAAGAAGTTCTGCGCCGCGTACTATCTCCGCTATGTCAGCATCAATTTCAGACGCAGGTAATGTTTTTCGGATTGGGCCATGCCTACCTGGCTTATAAGGCCTCGGGGGTACGTTTTTGGGGCCCTTCCGCTTAAAGGCAGGAACTTCCTCTTCCTTTTCATGTTCTTTATCATGCGCGACATTGCCATCTTCACGCTCTATGGTTTTGTTTTTACTTGCGTTTTTCCTTGCACTCGCAGCTAAGCGTTCTTTAATTCGGTCTACTACATCTTTTGTATCAGAGTAATCTGCGTTAAGTGCGTTAGTTATTTCTGCAGGAATACGTTGTGAAAAATCCTCTTGTATGCCAGCCCAATCAATTTTCTTACCATTAACAAGCAATCCGTTACGTTGAGCGTTTGCCTGTACCAGTGCAGTAGTTGTATCAGGCTCTATATAAATCACGCATCGTTGGTTTACACCAAAGTTTCTTAACTCATTATTACTGTGTGTATTGCTATTAGTTACTTCGTGTAGCTCATTTTGGTAGAGCAACGCAGTATGACCGCTAGACCTATAGTAGTTTTTGCCCATAGAGTTGCGTTTCGGCAATACCCACCAATGGGCTGTAAACTTGTTTAAGTTACTATCTGTAACCTGCATCTCTCCGCGGAGGTTTTCTGAATCTTTATCGAGGTGATACTTTTGCCCGTGAGCGATATTATATTCTATCTTTTCCTCTTCATCTTTTCCGCGTGGAGAGTGGATGTGTATTGTTGTTTCTTCGGGGACTGTGTAGAAACGTTCATTTACTGCGTGTGCTACCCAACGGAATCCACCTCTTTCCCCTTCAGGACAATTAATTGTAGGAAGCCCCGTGTTCCCTTTTAAGGTAATACGTGTACCACTTCCAAATATAAAGGGGCAGCTTCCCTCAGGGAGTTCGTATACATCCTGAAAGACTCTCCCTTCTGGGGTCTCAAACTCACGATTGTAAAATTTATAATCGTTAATCTCAGGGAAATACCGTATCTCACCAGTAACTCCTTTACCTCTTATCCAGGATTCAATGACTACCCCTAGCCTATTATGCGGAAACACAGCTATCTTAAACCCGATACCAAAGTTCTTAGTAACCCCCTGCTCGTTGCCTGACGAGTACATCCCCATCAACTCATATAATTGATCCTTAGTCATCCCATCACCAGCGTCCATAATACATAAATACTCTGGAGTATCTTTGTGTGGCATTAAAAAGACGTCCTTAGGCCTCCCATCAATAGCATTCGCCCTACCAGTCGCCTCTAACGCGTTCTTCGTTAACTCCCGTATCTGCTGTAATACCTCTACACCACTAGAAGTCATCTCAAACGCAGTACGCACGTTCTCCTGCGACATAAATAAACCCGCTCCACCCGATCCGTCACTCATTAGCTTTCTCCTCTTTCTTGAATAGAACGAGTGTACTACATCTTTCTAAAGAAAAACCACCCACACTGCCAGTATTCGCAAAATACGAGACACCAGAGACTGTATGATACGCAAAGTGTTTCACGTGAAACATTGTACGAATGTCACACACCGCAAACCGTACAGTTCGTATGAACCTAAACTGGGTTCTAGTTTGGTTTGATATGTGGGCACCCCTCCACCACACGGGGCTAGTGTCCGTTTGCCCGACCCCCCTCCCCCATGCAAATGTTTTCGTTCGCTCGTCATCGCTGCATACGCGCGAGCATCGCCACGCGATGACTAGGCATATCCACAACATCCACAGCACACAGCAACACACTCCACAGCATGCGCACGCTTCTCTCACTTCGTACCCTCTTACCTACTTAATAGGTGTTTAGC